CTCCTAAATTCAGAGATACTTACACTTACACTTACAATCCTACTTTGTTAGCTTCTGTAAGTACACTTAGTAAGTTCACACCTGAGACTGGATTCTTTAAGTTTGCAGTACAAGCTCAACCTAATGACGCTACTATAGAAGTTAAGAGTAGTTCTGCACTGCCTTGTAAGTTATTGGCTGCTGAGTTTGAATCAACAATGATACCTAGAAGTAGAAGATATGGAAGTTAGAATTGAACCTAGCATGGCTGATCTTGATGCTCCTATGTTGTACGAAGACTTACGAGAAGAAGATATGATGGAGTGTATAGGATTAATGCACCACCCTAGAGATGCTGTGTACAGTTCCTTTGAAGCTAGTAGTAAGTGTTACAGCGTCAAAGATTGTCAAGACGGTCTGTTAGCTTGCTTCGGAGTTAGTCCTAGAGAGAACATAGGAATAGCTTGGTTGTTAGGTACTAGGAACTTTTATAAGATTAAGAAGAAGTTTGTTAAGGAATCACAGATGTGGATAGATGATTTGATGGATGGATTTGACTACTTAACAAACTATGTTATGGAAGCTAATACACTGAGTGTTAGGTGGTTGACTTGGTTAGGTGCTACTTTTGAAGATTGCAATTATCCTGGTTATAAGTCATTTAAGATAGAGAGGAAGTAATTTATTATGTGTTTTTTCGCAGCATTAGGAGCAGGTTTAGGAGCAACGGCAGGTACTGCTGCGGCTACTCAATTAGGTATTGCAGCAACAAGTGCAGCGGTAGGTGCTGCGTCTTCAATAGCAGGATATGCAGGACAAAGACAACAAGCTAAACAACAAGCAGCTTATCAAGCACAGTCAGCAGCAGCAGAACAACAAAGATCGTTACAAGAACAGACCTCAATCCGTATGCGACAAGCACAAGAGCAAGAAGCTACGGCAAGGGAACTTGAACAAGTCAGTAGGAAATCACAAGAAGCTTTAGCTAGAGCTAGGGTTTCAGCAGGTGAAGCAGGAGTTGCTGGTGCTAGTGTACAGGCTTTGATGGATGACTATACTAGACAGGAAGCAGGGTATAGAGCTGCTGTTACTAGACAACAAGAAATGAGTGCATTAGGCACACAATTAGGATTAGAACAGGCAGGACTAGCTTCTCAACAAAGACTTATAAGTATTCAACAACCTATAGATAGACCTAGTTTTTTAACAGCAGGATTAGGTGCTATCAGTGGTGGACTTAGTGGATACAGAACAGGACTTGATATTGGAAGTAGGATGAAGACACCTAAAACAACAGTAAGCTAATGGCTAAAGAACGAGTACAAGTACAAGGTTTAGGAGGTGCAGTTCCAGGCATTCAACCTACTATTCAACGAGCAGGGCAGTACAGTGTAGCACAGGTACGAGCACCAAGGAATAAGTTGATGGACCTTGCAGATGCTTTGTCACAGGTTAATCCTATCCTACAACAGTACACACAAGTAGCCGATATAGAAGCAGAACAGTTTGAAGATGAGTTATCAAGGAAGAGTCCTGAAGAGATTCAAGCAATGCTTCAAAAGACAGAGGGAGAGTTTGATAAGCAAGTAAGAAAAGGTGCAATGAGTTGGCTTACTTCTCCTTTGAATCAGAAGAGGAAGATAGAAGCGATAGGTAAGTTAGCTAGTAGAGATTTGATGGTTGAGATTAATAAGCGTTTAGCTAACCCTTTAGAAGATGATCCTGAAGGTGGGGCTGACATTATTAATAAAGTAAGAGATGAGTACATACAAAATAATCCTGGATTAGCAGGTTCTGTTATTGCACAGCAAGGCTTACAAAAAGCCATAAACCCACAGATACAACCGCTTGTAACAAACTTTGAAGTAAGACAATCAGCAATAGCTAAAGAAGAATTAGCTTTCTCTACGAGTTCTGCTCTTTTTGAAACAGTAAGAAATATAACAGGGGCTTTAGACGATGACGCTAGGGCTGGTATATATGACTTAGAAACTCTCAATTCTTTTGCTGAAGATTGGGGTAATTTAAATGCTTACTCACCAAAAGAGCAACGAGCTATCTTTACTTCTGTTATTAGGAAACTAGCTGCTAGCGGTAACGAAGATAGAGCGGATGGATTTTTAAATTGGGCAGCAGAAAACCTAAAGTTTGGTAACGCTAAGATGAATGATGATGAGTACTTAGAGTACGAAAGAGTCATAAATAAAGCTGCTGAAATATTCGAAGGTCAAGAAGAGGAAGCAGGTGTTGAATTAGCAGATAATACACTTACTGAGTTTAAATTTGCACACGATCAACTGAACAGCGGAGAACAAGAAGTTGAGTTTGGAGGACAAAAATTCACAAACAAAAACGATTTAGAAAGATTTGCTTTAAACAATCCCAATCTTGCAGGTAATAAAGAAGCTTTTGTTAGTTTCAATGACCAAGCTAAATCGTGGTTAGCTACAAATGTAAATTTTAATGTAAGGAAAAAAGAAGAGTTAAAAAGAAACACTCCTGGTTTAAGATTTATAAGCGATGGTTTCACTACAAAGGTAAAAAGTTATTTCGATCAACAAGGTCTTTTAAATGGAGATCCTGAAGGTCGTAATCTACTGACAAATTCTTTAGCTGAGTTCCAAACAAATATAGATAATTATACTCTACAACTTACACAGACACCTCTATCTAACGAGGAAAGACAAGATAAACTTTTAGAGTTTACTAGAAAAGAAGATGAACGACTTTATAAGGAGTTACAAAACCAGCTTAAAACTCGTACAGTTGAAAAAACTAAAGAAGAGAATGAAGCTACAAGAGTCAAGGACTATTTAGAAACAAAACAGGAAGATTTAGAAGCACCTGAAAAAGGAATGTTCGATAAAGCACTGGAAAATCTTTTTGGATACGACAGGAAAAAAGGTGACTTAGCGGAGACTACTAAAGCTTTAAAAGTATTAGGAGCAAAAGAAGCTACACCAGAAAACAAACAGAAATCTTTTGAATTTCTTAGGTCATACGGTATTAGGACTTCTGCTATCTTATCTGAACAGTTAGACCCCAACGCTTGGAAAGTAGAACCAACTCCAGATACAGCTGTTATGGCAGGTTCTGTTCCTATGACTGTTAAAGGACAACCTGGTGTGCGTTATACGGTGGAGGAAAAAGAAGGGATGCTTAATCAATGGATGAATATAAATGGTTTCTTAGAAACTTTTACTAGCACAGACACTCTTAGAAGAGGTTTATCACCTGACGGAAGAGTTAGGTTTGATGCTGCTGAATTTAAAGGTAGGGCAAGAATAACTCGACTTTTATCGGTGGCTACACTAGAACAAGCTAAAGACATAAAGAATAACGAGGATATGCCTCAAGAAGTAAAAGATAAAGCTAGTATAATAGGGATAGATGATCTAGTACAATTTGTGGAAGATCAACGAGAGTTCGCTAAAAGATTAAGACTTATAAAGTAAAACACTATGGCATTACCAGAAGACATTTTAAAGGAAGACGACAACGATTTTTTTGATATAGCAGGCGATGTATTAGCTGCTCCGTTTCGTGGTGTAGAAGGTGCTGTTCAAGGTGCTTACAATTTAGCGGATTATTTGTCTTTTGATATACTTCCTGACTATGATACTAGATTCCTTGGTACTTCTAAAACTATGGCAGGAGGAGCTGTAGAAGGTATATCACAATTTGCGACAGGTTTCATTCCTTTGTTTGGTCTTGCAGGTAGAGCAGGTGCGTTAGCTAAAGCAGGTACTGTTACTAAGGGTGTTGTCGCTGGTGCTGCTACTGACTTTACATTCTTTAATGGGCAGGAAGCTAGACTGTCTAATCTTATCCAACAAGTACCAGAGTTACAGAATCCAGTAACAGAGTTCTTAGCTTATGATGGAGATGAAGGCGAGCTAGAGGGACGCATGAAGAATGTGCTGGAAGGTCTAGGTCTTGAAGCAGTAGCTGGTACTTTTATTGCAGGACTGAAAGCTATTAAAAGAGGCAGGAAAGTAAAAGAAGAAGGAGGTACTGCTGAACAACAAGCACAGGTAGTTAACGATACTCTTGAAGGTGGTAAGGTTTTTCAAATCAAAGGTTATCACGGATCGCTTCAAGCTAAAGTAGTGTTTGAAGAAGGTTTTGATCCTGCTAAATTAGGTTCTTTTACAGGAGCAGCTTCTGCTAAGGAAGGTTTCTTCTTTGCTCGTAAACCTAAAACTGCTCGAAAGTATTCAGGAACTAAAGGACCGACAGGTCGATTGTTTGAGAAGATAGTAGAAACTTTTGAAGGTAAAACACCTGCTGTAAAACCTATCAAAAATACTTACTATAACTATAGAGATGCACTGCAAGACCCTCGACAAAAACAAGGACTAGAGCTTGTAGAGGAAAAGTTAGTTGAATCAGGTCTAGTAAATACTAAAGGGAAGTGGAACGATAAAGTAAAACAAGGGGATGTTAATAAATTTTTAAAGTCCTTAGACGAGGTGGAAACACAAGAAGAATTTGCAGGTGGAGCAGTTTCTCTCCTTAAAGAAGCGTTTAACGAAGCAGTAAAACCTGTAGCAGATAAACGAGGTGTTATAGAAGCTACGCTTTCTATGAATAATCCCAAGATAGTGGATTTCAAAGGAGCTAATAGAACTTACGCTGACTATGTTAAAGCTATTAAAGAAGCCAAGAAAAAAGGACATGACGGAGCTATTTTAAAAAATACCTTCGATCCAATGTCTGATGATATTTATGTAGTGTTTGATCCTAAACAAATAGGAATGAATAAAATTATAGATACAGCTGATATGCCTAGTTTTACTGATGAAGCGAGAGTTTTACAAAAAGAACTAGACCAAGATAAAGCTAGGCTAGATGAGTTGTTAAAAAAGAAAGAAGAAGGTAAAGCTACAGGTGCTGATGAGACTAGAATATCGATGCTTGAAAGACGTATAGAAGGTATAGAAGCTGATATAAGAGTTTTAGGAGATGTTAGAACTGCCGACGTAAAGGAGAGAGTAAGAGCAGCAGAAGAAGCTGAACTTCAAGAGCGTTTAGAAACATTAGATGAGACGATTGAGGATTTTGAAGAAGTAGGAGAAAGAAGACCAAGACCGTTTAAGACCTACGAAGAAGAAGGGATGATGGATATTATTCCTAAAGGGGCTGACACTTTAAAAAAGAGGTTGATGAAGAAGTTCCCAGTAAAGGGAGCAGATGCACAGGACGCAGCGGATGTAGAGAAGTTTATAGATGTAATGGGTCAGCGTCTTTTCGGAGATGTATCGTTATCAATAACAAATAAGATACCATCTGCTGGTCGTTATAACTTCGGTAATAACCTACTACAAATAAGACAGTCTGTTATAGACGAGGGTGGTATTAAGCGTACTATGATCCATGAGTTATGGCACGGTCTTAGTCGTTATTTACCGAAGGCTGATGTTACTTCGTTAACTAAACAGTTTGATAAAGCTAGAAGAGATTACATTAGAAGCTTTGGTGTTGATTTAGATGACAGTGTTGATCCTGCTACTTTATTAAAAAAAGAATTACCTAAAGAACTAGAAAGGTTTTTAAAAGGTAAGCACACATCTGAAAACTACAGATTTAAAGATGTAGATGAATACTTTGCAGAAGAGATGACCGATGCTTTCTTGAAGAAATTAGACGAGAAAGATTTAGCTCCTACAGGTACACTAAAAAGAATAGCACAAGAAGTAGCGATCATGTTCAAAGATATGTTTGCTTCTTTAAAAGCTAAGTTAGGTATAGACCAACGACAAAAAATATTTAACGACTTCCTTAAACAGCGTAATGTAACTAAGAGAGCAGAAGCACCTTTAGATATGAGAGGTAGATTATTTGCTGATCTTCCTGACTTTAAGAAAGGTAAAGAGGACGAGTTCCTCAGTGCTGTACCTGAGAAGTTCCGTGGATATGCAGAGGAGTTGTTAAAAGGAGGTAAACCTAGACTACCACAGTTTGCATTGGAGACTGGAGAAGATGCTATTGTTCTGAAAGAACTTACAGAAAAGTATTATGAAGCTAATCCTGATAAACTAACAGTAGCTGATGCTGTTAAGGATGTAGACGAAGAAATTAGGAAATCTGTTGAAGCACAAGCTGAAGAAGGACAAGATATAGAGAAAACTTTATTAGATATACGCATTACCCAACAATCTTATCAAGATCAAGGCGAAGCACTTATACAAAATATATCTGAAATAGTTAAGGAGTTTGACGCTACTGGAGGCGGTACGGTATCTGTGGCTAAATTAAAAAATGCTTTTCAACAGTTACTTGTAGTACATGATGTGCACAGGAGAATAGGACGAGGTACAGCACAAACTTTGCAAGCAAGGAGAACGAACTACGGAAAACGGAAGATTGGTATAACTGAAGCTGAAACAGGTATAGAAGGAATACGCAACGAGTTTGTTAATAACTCAGGTAATATGAAGCCTGAGCGTATGATTAAACTAGTTAAAGAACACATAGACCCCAACGATCCTAAAGGTAGTTTCGAGCGGTTGTTTAACACTGCTAAAAAGGCACAAGGTAAACACTTCCTAGATATGCCTATTGAATATTGGATGAACTCTATATTGAGTGGTCCTAAGACACAAATGGTTAATATCATGGGTAATGCGTTGACTCAAGTGATGACCACCTTAGAAGCTGTTGCTGGTGGTATAGCTAGTGGAAACATGGATGTAGTCAAAGCTGTTATAGCTTCTTGGTCTGATAGTGAGATGTTTAAAGAAGCAGGTAAGTTTGCTAAACAAGCTTTTAAAGATCAAGACAATTTATTAGACCCGTCCAACCGTGCTTTTGAGGAAGGTCAACGAGCTTCTATTACTGGACAAAGACTACAAGAAGGACCAATGGGTAGCTTAGTATCTGACAGTGCTAAAGATTCAATAGATAAATATGCTAATTACATAAGACTTCCGAGCAGGTTATTGTTAACTTCTGATGAGTTTTTTAAACAGTTAGCTTATCGTCGAGCTGCTAGAATGAAAGCCGCTATGTCAGGCATACAACAAGGTATTCGTGATCCTAAAGGATTAGCTAGACACATCAATAAAACTATTGACGGCATTGTTACTGAAGGTGGACGCATGATGTCCGAGGAAGGTCTTGTTAGAGAAGCAGGTATTATAGCAGACAAAAAAGGTTTGAAAGGTAAAGACAAAGTAGATTTTATTATTAAACATAAAGACGATAATTTTAATCCAGACTCATCCGCTCTTATGCAGTACGCTGCTGAAGAAGCTCAGTATTTGACTTTTACTAAAGAACTACAGGATAAGACATTAGGTAAGGCATTACAAGAGGCTACAAATAAAGTTCCTTATCTAAGACTTGTTGTACCTTTTGTACGTACTCCTACTAATATTTTAAAATTTGCGTTTGAAAGAACTCCTTTTGTTACTGTTTTAAAAGAAGAGCGAGAGAGGTTATTTGCAGAGTTCAACAGTACAGACCCTATCTTAAAAGCAAGGGCAAGAGGAAAGGTAGTTACAGGAGCACTTACTGTAGGAGGTTTAATTGACGTTGCTTTTAATAATAGAGAATACATAACAGGAGGTGGTCCTAGTAACGAAAGAGAAAAAGACGCTTTAATGGCAACAGGTTGGAGACCTTATAGTATTAAAATCGGAGATACTTATTACAGCTATCAAAGACTTGATCCCTTGGCTACTCCTTTAGGAATAGTAGCTGATCTAGTGGAAACTGGTATTAAAGAAGAAAAAGCATTTGATGAATCTTTGTTAGAGCATGGTGTTACTTCTATGATGTTAGCTTTAACTAGAAATGCTACTAATAAATCTTATTTAGCTGGTATTCAAATGTGGGCAGACGCTTTAGGTGATCCTGATAGATATATTGAAAAACTAGGTAGAAATTACACTAGCTCATTAGTACCTAATCTTATTTCTCAAGTAGCAGACTACGACACGCAAGCTATTAAGGAATCTAGGTCTGTAGCTGACGCAGTAAAACGAAAGTTAGGAATGCGTGGATCATTAGATACTAAGCGAAATATATTAGGAGAAGAGTACAAAGCAGAACAATGGATGGGTACAGGTTTTATAAATCCTATTCGGATGTCTACTAAGAAAGACGATCCAATTCTAAATGAGATGGCAAGTTTAAATCATGCATTCAGAAACCCTCCACCCAGCTTAGGAGGTCAGATAGATATGCTAGAATACGAAAACGACAAAGGACAATCAGCATACGATAGACAATTAGAGCTTCTTAAATCTGTTAAACTTAGAGGTCTTACTCTTAGGCAAACCCTAAACAAGTTAATCAAATCAAGAAACTATCAGCGTTTATCTCCTGATTCAGAACCAGGTCTTCCTAGTCCTCGTATTCAACAGATAAATAGTGTTCTAACTAAGTATAGAAAAGAAGCTAGAAGACAGATGCTACGAGAGTATCCAGAGTTAAACACACAGTACGCTGCGTTAACAAAAGCTAGGGCAGGTCTAAGAGGTGGAATGCAAAGAGAAGATGTGCTTGAACTTTTACAACAAACAAATTAATAATAGATTACTATGGCTAATACATTCGTAGACTACACAGGAGATAATTCGACTACCTCTTTTGCTTTCCCTTTTCCTTATCTTGATGACTCTCACATTGTAGTACAAATAGATGCAGCTAGTGTTTCAGGTGGAGGCTTTGTTACTAAGACATTAACCACTGATTACAGTATTCAAACTTCTCCTTCTAGTGCTATCATATTTGTTACTGCACCAGCTACTGGAGACAGGATAAGAATCAAAAGAGACAGTGCATCTCAGACAGCTCTTGTAGACTTTGAAAATGGTAGTGTACTTACTGAAGTAGAACTAGACCGTGCTTACCTTCATAACCTATACCTCAATGAAGAAATTGAAGAGGGTAGTGGTAAGAATGTAATGACCAAAAACACCGACGGTAACTTTGAAGCTGACTTAGCTAAGATAGTTGACCTAGCTGATCCTACAGCAGCACAGGATGCTTCCACTAAGAACTATGTAGACACTGAGATTGCAACTGAAAGAACTGCTAGAGTTGCAGATGTAGATGCTGAAGAGACTGCAAGGATTGCTGCTGTTAGTGCAGAGGAAAGTGCTAGGATTGCAGCTGATGCTTTGAAGGTAGATAAGGCAGGGGACACTATGACAGGTGCTCTTACACTTCCATCCTCTGATCCTACTGACGGAAATCATGCTACTAGGAAGACTTATGTTGACGCTGAGATTGCTACTACTCTAGCTACAGGTGTTGCAGGTGGTCCTATTGGAACTGCTAACATTGCTGATGATGCTGTTACTGCTGATAAACTAGATCACACTGCTGTTACTCCTGGATCATATACTAATGCTGATATAACTGTAGACCAACAAGGAAGAATCACAGCTGCTTCTACAGGTTCTAGTGGTACTCCTACAGCTAATGAAATATTAACTTCTTTAAAAACAGTAGATGGTACAGGTAGCGGATTGGATGCTGACTTATTAGATGGTCAAGAGGCTACAGCTTTCGCTGCTGCTTCACATACTCACTCTGCTTCTAACATTACAGACTTTGATACTGAAGTAGCTAATAACTCTGCTGTTACTGCTAACTCAGCTAAGGTTACTAATGCTACACACACAGGAGATGTTACAGGTGCTACTGCTCTTACACTTTCAGACGGTGTAGTTACAGCTGCTAAACTTAGCTCATCGGATACTGAGTTAAATTATGTTAATGGCGGTGTAGGTATTGGTACTCTTAATGAATCAGGTTACGATCTTACTGCTACAAAAGTAAAACTTAAAGGTACAGCAACTCAACTCTTTTTTGAAGATACAGATGAGGCAGGCACTCCCACAGAAATTGCTATGTCCCTTAACGCTAGAGCTTTAAGGTTTGGGTTTCAAGATTCACCTAGTACGCAAGCCTTTGCAATCTTTGGTAGGAATCTAACAATAGCTGGAGGTACAGTTGCTCAGATGAATGCTTTGACTTCTGATGACGGTGCGTTGCTAGGGCAAGTAGCTTATGTTTCTAACGGTAATGCAGGTAGTCCTTGTTTAGCAATGTATGACGGTAGTGCTTGGAAAGTAATAGCAACCTTAGGAGCAACTATATCAGCTTAATACAATGACTGAACAACTCTCCCACTTTCTTGATACTGCTCTTGGTGTTATATTGGCTGTTATAGGTTGGATGATTAAGAAACTTACTGACAGGTTAGATAACGATGAGAAAAGATTAACTAGGATAGAGGTGGAGTTAGCTGCTCAAAGTGAAAGAGATACTGCTGTTGAGAACCGCATGAGCGGATTAGAAACAAGTGTAAAAGAAATTAATAATAAACTGGATCGTCTAATGGAGATGTTAATGAAAAGATGAGCTTATATAAAAACATAAATAAAAGAAGAAAGCTAGGCATTAGCCGTAGCAAGAAGAAGTCAACTATATCCCCTAAAGCATACGCTAACATGAAGCGTGGGTTTCCTAAGAAAAAGAAGTAATGGCTAGGAGTGTATCACTATCTCTAGGTAGAGGTGAGAAGTCTAAGAAAGGTGGACTCACTGCTAAAGGTAGAGCTAAGTATAACAGAGCTACAGGTTCTAATCTAAAAGCCCCTCAACCTGGTGGTGGTCCTAGAAAGAAGTCTTTCTGTGCAAGGATGTCAGGTGTAAAAGGACCAATGAAAGATTCTAAAGGTAGACCAACTAGAAAAGCTTTAGCCCTTAGAAGGTGGAAGTGTTAACAGATGCCTAGAAGACCTGTAGTTCGTATCCACCCACTTACCTTTCAACAGCGTACTATCGCTGCGTCTGCTGGTGCTATAGCTACAGACAATAAAGAAAAAGCAGAAACTTTAGAAACACAGGTGGAATCCTTAGAGAGTGATCCATTCTTTGTTACCCTTGACGGTGGTGGTGTTGTAGTACAAGAAGAAGATATTTTTGACGGAGGAGGAGCAAGTGCCTAATTTTACTAAAAGAATACAATTACGAAGAGGAACTGATACTGAGTGGTCTACTGCTAATCCTGTCTTGCTTGAAGGTGAGATAGGAATTGAACTGGACTCTGAAAGAAACAGAATAAAGATAGGAGACGGTACTACTGCCTGGAACTCTTTACCTTACTTCCTTGACGCTAGAGAAGCAGAGGTTGGAGATTACGATGACTTCGTAGATGCTTTAACAGGACCATGAGTACATTACTTACACAGCTTGGACAAAAGGTTAAGACTCAACTAGATACCAAGCTTAACACATCTGGTGGTACTATATCAGGTGATCTATCTATATCACAACTTTTTGAATTAGGGTCTTATACTTCTTCGTCATTGCCCAATGCAGGTGCTAGTGGTACTGTTATCTTTGTATCTGATGGGGATGATGGAAGCCCTTGTATAGCTGTTGACAACGGTAGTGATTGGAAAATATTATCTTTAGGTAACATCTTAACACCTGCTACTAAACTACTTACGGAACTAGGAGACAATCTAACAACAGAAGCAGGTGATCTTTTAGTAGTCTGAATCTTGACAACTTTCCTTTGTGTTTGTAATACTATTTCTAAATACTCTCACATACAATACTAACATAGAAAATATATAATTAATTATGTCTACCTTACTTACCCAATTGGGTCAAAAAACAAAAGTAGAGCTTGATAAAAAAGTAGCTCTTGCAGGAGGAACAATGACTGGTGCTTTGACACTCAGTGGTGCTCCTACAGCTAATCTTCACGCTGCCTCTAAGGCTTATGTTGACGGAGAAATCTCAACTGTTAGCTCAAGCGTTTCTACTAACGCAAGTAACATCTCCACTAACACAAGCAACATATCTACAAACGCTAGTGACATTGCTACTCTTCAAAGTAATGTATCAAGCAATGACTCTGATATAGCAACGCTTCAGTCAAATGTTAGCTCGAATGACAGTGACATTTCTACACTTCAAAGCAATGTTGCTTCTAACGATACTGACATTAGTAACTTACAGACTCAAGCTGGTTCATTGGCTTCTGACGGTAACTCTGCTTCTTTCAGCGGTAACATCTCAGCTGCTAACGCTACATTCAGTGGTAACTTAACTGTTAATGGTACTACTACTTCGATTAGCACTACTAACATTGATGTTGCTGATTCTTTGATGAATCTTTCTAAAGGTGCTGCTGACGGTACTAATGCTTCTAATGACGGTGGATTCATCGTTGAGCGTGGTTCTTCTGAAGACAATGTGGCTCTTATCTGGGACGAAGGTGATGACAAGTTCAAAGTTTTAACAACTTCTGCAACTGCTGCTGCTACTGACATCTCTAGTACAGACGGCTCTGCTGCTCTTGCTGACCTTGATGCTAACCTATACCACAATGGTACTGAGTTAGGAACAGTTGCTGAGTTTGAGTCTGCTCTTACTTAATCTTTTGGTTTAGATACAAGATAATAAGATGTTATTGGGGAGGTCTCACATTTGTGGGGTCTCCCCTTTTTCTTGTACTTTTATAATAACAATGTTAAAACTATAATATATGAAGACATTTGAAGAACTAGGTAACTTACAAGGTTATGTAGCAGATAGCTACAGGGCTGCAATAGATCAGATGCACGACACAGGAGAGTTCAATCCTTCAATACTTAACGGTGCTAGACAACTTCTTAAAGATAACGAGATTGTTCTTGCAGCAGGTAAAGACACTCCAATCAATGATCTTTTAAATGTAGTACTGCCTTTTGAAGAAGACTCTGATTTAAAAGCTAAAGTTAAATAGTAATAACTGTAATAACACCTAAGAGAGTATGAGTAGTGAATCTAAACTTCACCAACTCAAGGACTTCCGTAACTTCTTATATCTAGTTTGGAAGCACTTGAACCTGCCTGACCCTACACCCCTTCAGTACGACATTGCTGACTATATGCAGGATGGTCCTAAAAGGTCTGTTATCATGGCTTTCAGAGGTGTAGGTAAGTCCTGGATATGTAGTGCTTATGCTGTACATCAACTCCTCCTAGACCCTACTAAGAACATACTTGTAGTGTCTGCTTCTAAAAACAGAGCAGATGACTTCTCCACTTTCACCCTTAAAATAATACATGACATCCCTGTTCTTCAAGGTCTTATACCTAAAGGTGATCAAAGATTCTCTAAGATTGCTTTTGATGTTGGTCCTGCACCTGCTGCTCACGCACCCTCAGTTAAGTCACTAGGTATATCATCACAGTTAACAGGTTCTCGTGCTGACATCATAATAGCTGATGACATTGAAGTACCTAACAACTCTGCTACTCAAGGCATGAGAGATAAGCTGGATGAACAGGTAAAAGAGTTTGAAGCTATTATTAAGCCCTTAGACACCTCTAGAATCCTTTTTCTAGGTACACCCCAATGCGAAGACAGTATCTATAACAAACTGCGTGAGAGAGGCTATAACGCTCGTATATGGACATCTGAGTATCCTAGTGAGGATTTAGTGTTAAAGAACTATGACAATGATATAGCACCCTTCTTACAAGAACAGATAACAGATGAGTCAATAGGGACTACTACAGAGCCTAGTAGGTTCTCAGATATGGACCTAGAGGAAAGAAAGATGTCTTACGGCAGGACTGGGTACGCTCTTCAGTTCATGCTCAATCCCAGGCTTTCAGATGCTGACAGGTATCCTTTGAAGATTAATGATCTTATAGTAACAGATGTTGATGTAGAACTAGCACCTGAAAAGATTATGTGGTCTAGTGACAGAGATAACGAAAATAAAGACTTACCTAATGTAGGTCTAGGTGGAGACAGGTATCACAAACCCTTTAAGGTTATAGGTGATCTAGTTCCTTACACTGGCTCTGTACTTTCTATTGACCCTAGTGGTAGAGGTAAGGATGAAACTGGGTTCGCTGTGGTTAAGATGCTTAACGGTCAACTCTTTGTTCCTCAAGCTGGTGGTCTGAAAGGGGGATATGATGAATTAACACTTAAACAATTAGTTAATATAGCTAAGGATAACAAAGTTAATAAGATAGTTATTGAATCTAACTTTGGTGATGGTATGTTCCAGGAACTCCTTAAGCCTTTACTCTTTACCTCTTACCCTTGCTCAGTAGAAGAAGTAAGACATAACAAACAAAAAGAGTTAAGGATCATAGATACTTTAGAACCTGTACTTAACCAACATAAACTTATTATTGATCCTTCTGTTATTCAACATGACTATAAGAGTGCTCAAGGGTATCCTATAGAACACCAAGCTAAGTATATGTTAATGTATCAACTATCAAGGATAACAAAAGATAAAGGTAGTCTTATACATGATGATAGATTAGATGCTTTAAGTATTGCTGTAGCTTATTGGGTAGAACAAATGAATCAGGTTGTAGATAATAACATATCCTTAAGGAAACAAGAACTCCTAGAGGAAGAGTTAACAAAGTTTACTGATTCATTCTATAAGAGAAGTCTTAAAGGTCCTAGAGCTATGCTTTGGTCTTGAAGATCGCTATGCTCACTTCCTTCGTCTTTACTCACTATGTTCGATAAAGACTCCTATTTAACATATCTTTTAGTTATATATATATAGTGCTCCGATAGTTAGTACAAATACATAAATACTAAAGTACTTAATGTTGTTATAATGAATAATTCTAAAAGAAATATGAACACACCTATCCTTAAAAAGTTTAAGATTAAAGATTGTTTATGACATTGTCATCTTTTAAACTTTATACTAGATCAATAATTACAATATGATTATCACCAACAACTTATTTCTTAGATGTCCTGTTTAACGCTAGTCGATACTCTCCTAGCTCCTTTAAAGCTTTGTCATAGAAAATCTATAACAACCTATTAATAGGATTATAACGAATATTAGAAAATGTAAAGCCTTAAATTTAAATATATGAAATACGAAGATCAAATAGAACTGTTACACAATGACTTACATAACTTAATTTATCGTTATAAAAGTGAGTATGAACTTAACGATGAAACCATTATTGGAGCTTTAGAATGCTTAAAGTTGTCTGTCATAGAATCCTTCACTGTAGACTTTGAAAGCGATATAGACCTGGATGAAGATGAGTAAGGTTTTCAAAAAAGCTTAGTATAAGCGTTGGAGGAGTGTAGCGATTTCCAAAAATGGTGAAAAAATCTGAGGGGCTTACGCTATATACGCTGTCGCTCTGCTCCCCGATGCCACCCCTAAAAAAGTTGTCTGTGGGGTAGGTATTGTTAAAACAAAAAACCTAGTGTTTAAGCGGTACTCAGCCTATTTACAATTAGACATAATCAATATTGTGCGATAGCAGTACTAACAATAGATCATTACATCAATAGGATAAGACAATATATTCTGAGATGTTGTAAGGCTATTGTAATTAGAGGATAAAACATTGTTACTATCCATCGCAAATCAACAGATCAACACCAGACATTGCGACATTGTTTAACATATCAACATATCATGATGCGTTGATGTGTAAATTTGTATTTCTTTATTTCGTTTAAGTTTTCAATCTTTTCTGAAATCATTGAAACTTATTCAACTCTGCTCAATCTCGCTTAAACACTACAAATCATCCTTTAATCTTTTCATAAAGTCCTGCCAGACATAGCTTTACAACAAACTTTTTTGCTTTAACTTGTTTGTAAACTCGATCCTTAAAAGTTTTTTATCTTTTTATGCAGATAGTTGTAAACCCTTATTAATCAATATACTTACAAAATAAAAAATATACTAAAAGATAAGCTATTGCATAAAACTATTACACTATTATATTATATCGATTTGACAGATAATGTAGTCTATAGGTAGTCTTTCTAATTTGAAGGATGCATGGCTCCTCTGCAGTTGAGCAATTAACCAATATTAACTATTATATTATGAATATTAACTTACCTACCATAGGCTCTAAAATCATTTGGTCTGCAAATCCTGACTTTGTTTGGATAGTAGATCATCACTTGCCGTCCTTGAATCAATTTGAAGCACATCTAGAGGGTAATCCTTTAGAGGGTAATCGTTTTGATTTAGATCAGTTGAAAGACGCAGAAATTATTATTAATCACAACCAATAGAAAAAATATAATATGAAAAACTTTAATTCAGCTATTGAAAGAATAAATAAAGTAAAAGACTTTGACTCATTAAGTGAGTTAGAAAAGAGTTTTGAAAGATTGTATAAGTACGGATTTCTAACTGAAAAGGAACTTTTAGAATTAGATCAAAAGCTTTTACATAAATCCAATGTATTGAACGGATACAGAAACCTAAAGATAACAACCATATGAAAAATCAAAACAACGAACCCGACATTTCATGGTTCAAAGAAGACCAAAAGATTAAAATAACAGACTTCAAAACTTTGTTAGTTATGATCTTGTCTCCACTGAGTTGCATAGCGGTCTGGCTATGGCTCTTATTCCTAACTTCTAACGATTAAAACATGTCAGTAACTGAATCAATAGACGGAGTAGACTTTTTTTACAGAGTCTTATCCGACCATCACAGGGGCTTTATAAAATGGCACATGAAAGACTTGCCAGACTTATTCAACGGCAAAGCTTATAGCCATGAGGAAAAGATCGAGCAATACAAGCAAGCTATTAAAGAACTTAAGAAAATGAACAATAGAAAGAAATAATTCAATGAATAAAGAAGAAATAATACACAAACTATCTTTGTACGATTCCGAAAATTTTGACATGGGAGATTTTTACGATCTTTTTAGGTATGGTATTAAAGGTTATGAAAATATGGATGAAGCCGAATTAAAAGGTATATACAAAAGTATATTTGAGCAAGACGATGAAAACTAAACTAATAATTATTCTTATTGTTACATTCTTAAGTGGATGTAAAAGCCCTAGATTATCCGACCGATGTGCTGACAAGGGTCATGGTATCTGTCCGATCTGCAACCACATACACTAATGAAAATATTAATAGCTTGCGAATATAGCGGTGCAGTCCGTGACTCTTTCATTAAACAAGGTCACTATGCAATGTCATGTGATTTGTTGCCCACTGATTCTCCTGGACCACATTACCAAGGTTCTGTTTTTGATGTTATAAACGATGGTTGGGATATGATGATTGCTCATCCACCTTGTACTTATTTAGCAGTAAGTGGAAACAGATGGTTGTACAATAAAGATAAGTCAAGAAATGAGGAGCGATGGAGGAATAGAGGGGAGGCTTTGGACTTTGTACGATTACTTATGGATGCTCCTATAGAAAAGATAGCAATAGAAAATCCTGTTAGTGTTATAAGTTCAGAGATTAGAAAACCTGATCAGATCATTCAGCCTTGGCAATTCGGAGATGAGGCACAAAAGACTACCTGTCTATGGTTAAAGAACCTAGCTAAGTTAAAGCCTACAAAGATTGTCGGTAAGGGTGAATTTACTACTTTTAAAAGTGGAAAGAGACACCCTAAATGGTACGCTGATGCACTTGCTAAAGCTAAGACAAAAGCAGAAAGACAAAAACTACGCAGTAAAACATTTCAAGGTATTGCAGATGCAATGGCAGAGCAATGGGGAGTTAAAACAACTAAACAACTGGAATTGATATAATGAGTATTGATATGTTCTTTTTCTTTATCATTATTATGATTATGGGCTTTAGCCTTTTATATCGTGAGTAATAATAAGATATGTATTAAATGTGGCTTGACATTGTACGGCATTGATCAAGAATCCGACATCTGTCTTACATGTCTTGCACAATCCACACCGCATTGCAACTTTGATCAAGGGTACTCCTTAATAGAGGGATGTGTCCGTCAAACTATAAAACAACCAATAGAAAAACCAAAACCTATGAAACCGACAAACTTTAGTATCAAACAATCCTTAGAGGTAGTATGGGAAGCTATCCATGAATGGAATGAACAAGCTACCGATAAAGAATATAGTGAAGATGATGTTAAGACTGGCATGGCATGGATCATGGAAGAACTAGGCTATGGCTATGATAGAGATGGAAGTATTGAAAAACAATGGGACAGACCACTATGATAGAAGAAACAATGAGGTACATATATGATACCTTTTTCAAAGATAAGTTGAAGAACAACGAATATTACAACCATAAATACTTTCCATTGTACCTGTCCTTACAACACTTGTTGGATGAGTATAATAATAATAAAACTAACCGATAAAACCAATGGACATAACCAAATATATAAACAGAGAAAAACTAATACTTGATACAATAAAAGCTAATATACGATCTTATGGAGACAATGACAGCTACAGCATTTTAAATGCTTTGTATCCTAATGAACTCGATGAAGTAGTAAAAGACGGAAAGAGATATTTTGAAGAACCTGAAGAAGGTGCAGATACTCACGCTTTAGCTGAAAATATAATCGACATAATTAAACAGGTTGAGCAACAAATAAATAATCTTTTTAGTTTCTTAAATGAACTAGAATTAGATTACTTTGATCCTGATTTTACAGCTACGCAGATGGTTTGGATGAACGATTATTGGTACAAAGAATTTAAAGAAGGTGAATGGGGAGAGCTGAAAAAGAAAACACAAGCAGACCCTGATTATAAGAACTGGCACATGGAAAAGTTAGTTGAAAGAGAGCTAAAGAAAGGAATGAAAACCAATGGATGAAGACATAGATATTTACGATGACCTAAGATTCGAGTACGAGTTTGAACTTGTACGAGATTTAAGAATTAAAAGAGGAGAAGGATGGAGATACGAAGAACTAGACGAAGAAGAAGAGGAAGAAGATGAGTAGTAACGACGAAGATTACGAGTTCGTTGAGAAGTATGGGTGGAAGGCTTTCTCTGAGGAAGTCAATGAAGCATTTGAAATATTCTTTCAGAACACTGAGCTAGGATATGATAAGGATGGCAATGTAATTAGAACAGATAAGAAAAGAGTACATCCTAGACAGAATAACAATGACTTTCTATTCGGAAAATACACAAAGAAATGCAAAACGAAGAAGCATTAATGGTACACCTTGGCAAAGCCAGGTACAACAAAGCTAAAACACTACGAGAAAACAACAATTTATTATCCGAAAATCCTAGCTATAAAAAGTTAGCTGATTCAATGCACGCAGATGTTGCAAGGGTAATAGGTAAGTTCTTTGATGATTGCTCTGAGCAGGGATCACCTTGTCCAGTCTGGTTGCCTTTGTTATGGGATTTAGATGCAGATGTAGTTGCTTTCCTAGCGATCAAACGAGCTATGGATTTACTGGATGGTAAGGACATGACCTTTGCCTATGTATCTTTTGAATTAGCAAAGGCAATAGAGGATGAAGTACGAGTCCGTTACTTTAAAGACTATGTGGACACGAATACATGGAAGCTGTTACAGAGAGATAGGAAGAATATAAAATCAAGGCAAAGATTTGTTGACAAGTTCTGGATTAGAGAAAAGAACTTACACTCAAAAGGAAGGTACGAACGCTTTAAGCTATGGACTCAAAAGAACAAGGCTAAGATTGGTGCTTGGTTGTTTGAGATCATAAGGATGCAGACTAACTTGTTCTCGCTTAAAAGCGTACGTGTCCGTGATGGAAAGTATATAAAAAAGATAGCACCGAATCCCAAGCTACACGCATGGATTAAGCAGTACGATGAAAACTCTGAATGTCTCCGTCCTTTTTGGTTAGCTACTTCTGAAGAACCTGTAAAGTGGATGGGTAATTACGGAGGTGGATACCTGAGCGATGAACTTCCCATGCTTCCTATAATGAAGAATGCTTATGACATTGATAACAGAGACTTTAGTAAGTTATATGAACCATTAAACAAGCTTCAAAGTGTAGCATATAGAATGAATGTGAAGCAATATGAAGTGATGTTACGCTTATGGGAGGGTGATGTGTCCGTAGGGTCTATGGAAAAGCGTGAGTTATTACCTTTGCTTGAACCAATTGAGAACTTAAAAGAGAAAGACCCTGAAGCATTTAAAGCTTGGAAAAGAGAAGCTAAATATGTACATGATTGGAACTTAGAAACAAGTGGCAGGAGACTTAGATCACTGCGTATAATGTATGTTGCAAAGCTATATAGTAAGAAGGAAAAGTTTTACTTTCCATATCAAGTTGATTACAGGGGCAGGGTATATACTGTGCCATCCTTTGTCAGTCCACAGAGCTGTGACTTAGGAAGGAGTTGCATTGAGTTTTACGATGGTGTACCAATCAAGAATGAAGAGGATGCCAGGTGGTTAAAGATACACGGAGCTAATGTATGGGGAAGGAAGGGTACATTTGAGGATCGTATTGCCTGGATAGAACAGAATACAAAAGAGATAATTACAATAGCTAATGATCCATATAATTATAAATTGTGGCATGATGCATCCGAGCCTTGGGCTTTCCTTGCCTTTTGTTTTGAGTACGCAGCGTTCAAGAAGGAAGGCTATGGATTCTTAAGTCACTTGCCTTGCAGGATGGATGCTAGTTGCAATGGAATACAGATATTATCTTTGTTATTAAAGGATGAAAAGATAGGCAAGCTAACTAACTTAGTACCTAATCTACCACCACAAGATGTATACCAGCACATAGCTGACAGGGTTAACAAGAACTTACACAGAGCTAAGAACAGACAGAGCCTAGCAGGTGACTGGTTGAAGTGGGGAATAGATAGGAAGTATTGTAAAAGGATAGTTATGACTAAGCCTTTCGGAATGAATGGATACACAAGTACCTTTGAACTTGAATCTGTATTCTTAAGTGAGCTTAGGAATGGAAGGAGTAATCCTTTCAGCAAGAGTGAATACTTAGAAGCACTCCTTTATCTTTCAACTGTGATTAACAAGCAAACAAATATTGTACTTGAAAACCACATAAATTTTATGAAGTGGATCAAGTCAGTAGTGTTAGGATGTAATGATACTTTGAAGTGGGAGACACCATTCGGACTAGAGATTCAACAACACATTCACGAGTCAGTTCAGATTGGATTGTATTCAGTATTAGGAATGGAAAAGACAACTCTTAATTACAGAAGGGATAAAGATAATGTTGATCCTAAGAAGCAAGCTAAAGCAGTGGTTGCCAACTACATACACAGCATAGATGCAAGTGTTGTACATTTTTTAGCTTGCAAAGCTGACTACGATGTTTCAACTATACATGACTGCTTTGCTACTCAAAGCCCAAACGCACCGAAGATGCACAGAGATTTAAGAGAGATATATAAAAACATTTTTAACCAAGACCTCACTGAAAAGTTCAAGGGTGAGTTATTGAAACAAACTGAGAACACAGAAGTTGCAGACAGCTTTGAACTTGGCACATTAGATGTGTCAGCAATTAACGACTGCCACTACATGTTCTCTTAATAATAATAAAACAAGAAGGAGAGAGAGAGAATGGCAATAAAAGCTAGAACAAAACATCCACAAATAGTAACACCAGTTGGTACTGCAAAGTATCCTAATGTCAACACACCTAACACTAGGTTTAATGATCAAGGTGAGTTTACCTGTGATATAATAATAACAAAGGAAGAAGCTGCTGCTTTAAACTTACAATTCCAACCTTTATTTGATGCTGAATACCAAGCTAAGTTGGAGGAGTTAGGAAAGCAAAAGCTTAAGTTATCTGATCCACCTGTGCGTGAAGATGATGATGGTAATTGGGTAGTAAAAGCAAAGTTAAAGAATGTATTAGCTGGTGCTTACAAGAACGGAGATCCAAGACCTGCAAAGTCTATTGCATTGTACGATTCAAAAGGTAAGCCACTGAAAGATACATTGGTAAGAGGTGGATCAAAGGTTAAGTTAGCAGTTCGTCCTAGGTTTTGGTATGTTGCATCAACTGGTTTTGGAATGAGCCTTGATTTGTTAGCAGTCCAAGTAATCGAGTTAGGAGATGGTGGTCTGAGTGATAAAGCAGCTGAAAGCTTTGGCTTTACTGAAGTTGAAGGCGGCTATATTAACGGAGGTGAATCACTTGAAGGAGCACTCGATGCCGAAGAGGAAGAAGAAGACATCATCAAAGCAGACTTTTAGGTCTGGATTTGAAGAGAGAATAGCAAACCAACTTAAAAGGTGTGGGGTCTGCTACTCTTACGAATCGTTAGTCATTGAGTACAAGAGACTGAGTACCTACACTCCTGACTTTATACTACCCAACGGAATCATCATTGAGACTAAGGGTAGATGGGTCAGTGAGGATAGATCAAAGCACTTGTTAATTCGTGAACAGCATCCTGAGTTAGATGTCAGGTTAGTGTTTATGAATGCTTATAACAAACTTCGTAAGGGTAGCAAGACTACCTACGCACAATGGTGTGAGAAGAAAGGAATATTATATGCACACAAACAAATACCAAAGTCATGGCTTTCACAAGAACGCATCAGCAATGTGATAAATGTGGATCGAGTGACGCTGTCGGAGTCAACGCAGACGGAAGCACAATGTGTTTCAGCTGCAATACATACAGTAGAAGCAGACAAACAAAAGAAAGAAAACAAATAAACAAAGTGAGTGAAACTAATTTTATAAATGGAAGACCACAAGAAATAGCTAGAAGAAATATAACTAAAGAGACATGTCAGAAATGGGGCTATCATATTGGAGAACACAATGGTGAACCAGTACATATAGCTAACTATAAATCTAGGAACGGAACACTTGTAGCACAGAAGCTTAGGTTCTCAAACAAAACTTTTTCTATCAAGGGTGAGCTGTATGGCTTATATGGACAGCACCTTTGGAGTAGTGGTGGAAGGAGAGTGGTAGTGTGTGAAGGTGAGATTGATGCACTATCTGTAAGCCAAGCATTCGGTAACAAGTGGGCAGTAGTATCTGTACCTAACGGTGCAGGAGGAGCTAAGAAATATGTTAGTCAGGCTATCGATTGGTTGGAATCCTTTGAGAAAGTAATCTTCTGCTTTGACAATGATGATCCAGGAAGGAGTGGAGCTACACAATGTGCAGCCCTGCTAACACCTGGTAAAGCACACATCGCAGAGTTACCTCTTAAAGATGCTAATGATATGTTAGTAGCAAAGCGTAGCGAGGAGTTGGTGAATTGCCTTTGGCAAGCAAGAGAGTACAGACCTGATGGGATAGTAGGAGGAGAAGAGATATGGGAGGCAGTAACAAAGGAAGACACATCTGAATGTCAGCCCTATCCTTATGCTTCCTTAAATGAGATGACACATGGTCTTAGGAGGGGAGAGTTGGTGACACTTTGTGCTGGTTCAGGGATTGGAAAGTCTCTGTTCTGTCGTGAAGTCTGTCACCACCTCCTAGGACTAGATCAGACTGTAGGATACATAGCACTTGAGGAGTCAGTAAGAAGGACTGCACTTGGGATCATGGGTATTCATGTTAACAAACCATTACACTTGGAGAATGACTTGAAGGAGGAAGAACTTCGTAAAGCATTTGAAGATACAGTAGGTAATGGAAAGTTCTATACCTATGACCACTTCGGAAGTACTGAGTCTGACAATCTGTTAAGTAAGATCAAGTACCTATGCAAAGGATTAGGATGCAAGTGGATATTTCTTGACCATCTATCTATTGTTGTTAGTGGTATCGAAGGTGACGATGAACGAAGGTTAATAGATAATACAATGACAAAACTTAGAAGCCTAGTTGAAGAGACTGGATGTGGAATGGTGCTAGTCTCACACCTTAGAAGACCACCGAATGGTGGAGGACATGAAGAGGGTGGAGTAACTAGATTATCAGACCTTAGAGGTAGTCATTCTATACCACAACTTAGTGATATGGTACTAGGATTAGAGAGAAATCAACAAAAAGAAAACAATAACGAAACAAAAGTAAGGGTGCTTAAGAATAGATTCTCAGGTGAGACAGGACTTGCTACTACATTGTACTACGAACAAGACAGTGGCAGGTATACTGAGGATGAGAATGTATTTAAAGACAAAGCACCATTTTAAAATTATGAAAATACTATTCTTTGATATAGAAACAAATGGCATTGAAGACTTCACTAATCTTAGTGACCTTGAAGTTGTACATTGCTTATCAATCTACGATCCAATAGCACAGAAGATGATTACCTTTAGTGGTGATGGTATAGAAGAGGGATGCAGGATGTTAGCAAAAG